CTCAAAATATTACTGATATGGATTTATCTGGTGAGGCGTTACAGCAAATACAAAAGTTATTTGATAAGCAGTCGTTCACTTATCAGCACAACCTTAAGGCTGCTTTAAGGCGGGATGGTGAAGTTTATGCGTCTATGGCTTCCGTTGTGTATGATTCAGAAAGAGAGGTAATTTTAGCTAAGCCTGATGGATCTAGAGGTACAGAAGTTATCAATCAGGAGCAGATTGATCCTTCAACACTACAATTGGTTGTTGACAATGACGTTAAGAACTACGCATTTGAGGTTTATGCAGATATCGGCCCTAGCTTCCAATCAGTTAAAGACCAAAGTCGCAAGGAATTAAAAGAGATGATCAATTCTGAGCCGCCAGACAGTCCGATGAGGCAAATATTGATGCTTGAATGGGGTTCTATGCAAGATGGCATTGCATTTAAAAATATCCGCGAATGGTCAAGAAAGCAGCTTGTGCTACAAGGTTATGCCGAGCCTGAGACTGATGAAGAAAAGCAGATGGTTGCCGAAGCTCAACAAGCTCAACAGAATCAACCTGACCCAGCAATGATGCTAGCTCAAGCCGAGATGGGCAAGGCTCAAGCTGAACAAATGAATGCTCAATCTAATATGCTAGATAAAGAAGTTGATCAATTTAATGCAGAAACTAAACGCGCCGAAGTAGAGATTAAGGCTGCCCAAGCCGGTGCTGAAATCAACTTTAAGAACATTCAAGCGCAAGGTACAAGGATTGACAACATTCAAAAAGTCAGAGGCGGCGATTTAAGGCAAAGAGCCTAACTATTGTCCAGACTATATTATAGTGTTAAACTATGCCTACCGAGCAGAGGTGTATATCTGCAACTGATTATAGCCAGTCTAGCTATAAGTTATCGTTCACTACGAGGATAATCAAGTGGAAACATTATCGTTGAAAGAGCTTAAAGCTCAAAACGCCGAATCCGATCAACCTGAAGAAAAGCCGGTTGTAGAAGATGAGTATATTGAAGTCGATCCCGAAACTGAGGAGCCAATTGAGGTTGAGGAACCCGAAGAGCTCAAAGTAGAGGAAGGCGATTCCGATGAGGATGAGCAGACCGAAGACTCTGATGATTTGGAAGAATGGCAAAAGAGCGAAATCAACGAGGACGGCAAGAAAGGCGAATTCAAACCCAGCGCAGAAGCTAAGAAACTTCGTTTGAAAAACAAAGATTTAAAAGCCAAGCAAGAGGAAAGAGACGCTGAACTTGAAAACTTGAGGCAGGAAGTTGAAAGGCTGTCTTCAGCACCAAAACCTAAAGAAGAGGCGCTACCACCAAGGCCGACGCTAGAAAGTTTTGATTTTGATGAAGATAAGTACGCTGAGGCATTAGATAGCTGGTATGACTTAAGGATGGAGCGTAAAGCTAATTCCTTTATCAGTAAAACCCAGCAGCAAACAGCCGAACAGCAACAACTAGAAGCTCAAGCACAAGCAAGAGAATCTGCCGTCACGGCGCATTTAGAGAAAGCTGCAAAATTAATTAATGACAATAAGATAACTCAAGATAACTGGATGGCCGCTGACAAGCTTGTTAGACAGACCTTAGACTTATCTTTTCCTGGTAAAGGGAACGATATTGCAGACCAATTTATTGCGCTAATGGAAAACAATGGTGAAGGCGGAGAGAAGGCTTGGTACTACCTAGGCAGAAACCCAGCAGCTCTAGCGGAGTTCAGAGATAAACTTATGAGCGACCCTACAGGAGCTTCGGGTGTTATGCATCTAGCTAGCATCCAGCAAAAAACCTCTCAGCCTATTCGTAAAAAACGTAGTGATGCACCAAAACCAGCAGCAAGCCTTAAAGGCGATGCTCCAAATGGAAACGCTAAGTCAATGAAGAAAAGCTATGACAAGGCGGGTAAATCAGGAGATATCGAAACAAGGATAAAGCTCAAAAGACAAGCGAAAGCCGCCGGAGTTGATGTGTCCTCATGGTAAAAGGTAACTAAAATGTCACAGACAGGTAAGATTGTAGAAGTATTGTACGAAAACGCACTTGAGACTTACGAGACTCAAGACATGTTGCTTTCCTTAACGAATTTCTTTGAACCGGAGTCCGGCTCAATGCAGAATTCAGGCAACTTTGTATGGCGCCCAGTTCAGCAACACGCGCCCATCATTGACGGATGGGATTTAACAGGTCTTGAAACAGATATCATCGAAGAGACCTATCCAGCAATTCTTGGCACGCCTAAGAATGATTTTGTTCAGCAGCGCGCAGATGATTTGCGTGATATGACATTCTGGAAACGTCGAGGACAGCAATCAGGTCGCCGTCAGGCTTCCGAATTGAATCAAGCTATTGCTAACGCAGTAAGAACCCAAGGCTCTTTGTTCTATGAATCAAATGCTGCAAGCGGATATGATTTCATCGCTGAAGGACAGGCGATTATGAATGAACGTCAAGGCGAGCATACTCAAAGATGTTACGTGTTGAATGATCGAGCTAATCTTAAGTTTGCTTCAGATTTAGCCGGTCGTCAAACGCTTCAAGGCCGTCCTGAGTCAACATGGGCAACTGGTCAAATCGGTCAGAATGTTGCTGAGTTTGATGTTTATACAGGGTCATTCCTTCCGACTTTAGCCGCAAGCGCTGGCTCAACCACTGTTACAGGCGATCAATCGTTTGCACCTGAAGGCGGTACGGTTGACGCAGTGACCGGCGTTTGTACTAACGTTGATTATCGCTCTGCAACTATACCAGTAGCAGCTTCAGCCGGTTTTGCACTTGGTGATAAGGTTACATTTGCAGGCGTTAATGCTATCGGCCTTGATGACAAGACTGATACAGGCCAGCTAATGACGTTCACTATTACCGCTATTCCTAATGGTACAAGTGTAACTGTTTACCCTAAGCCTATTGCTCTTGATGATCCTGGTCTAACAGCTCTAGAGCAGGCTTATGCCAATATTGATACTCAAATCACTAATACTACAGTCATGGCCGCTATCAACACAACAGGCGGAAAATCCAATTTGTTCTGGGATAAGGATGCAGTAGAAGTCTTAGGCGGCAACATTCCAGCTAACTTGTTTAAAGAGTTTGACGGAATGAAAGTCATCTCTGAAACTATGAGCAATGGCCAAACTATGTATATGGTTTATGATGGTAACATTGCTGATATGACATTCAGATACCGTTTATTTACATGGTATGGCGTCACTATTCGAGACCCTCGAAGATGTGGTGTATCGATTGCTATCTAATGGCAATCTAGTAGTATTGAAGGCTGGCTTATCGCTGGCCTTTTTTTTTGCTATAATGATTAAAAAGAGGAGATACTAATGTCAGTTGTTATTTATAAAAACGGTGAACGATCTAAATGCGAACCTCATGAGCTTCAATATCAGCTAGGGGACGGATGGTCATTAACCAATGAGCCTGCCAAAAAGGCTGTAGAAACCATCGACAAATCAATCAAAGAAGAAAACATAAAAAAACCATGCAAAAAACCACGGAGACGCAATAAAAAGATTGAGAAGGTTCTAGAGGAAATTGAGGCCATAGAAAATGATAGCAACTAAGGACGATCTTATAAATGGCGCCTTTGAAGAGCTTAGGATTAGCGGGCTAACAGCCAATGCTACACCAAAAGAAAAGCAGCAGGCGCTGACCAAGATGGAAGAAATGGCAGCGGAATATGAAAGCCGCAATATTTGCATTAATTATTTGTTTGAGGAGATTCCAGACCCTAGCACCACTAGCGGGATAAGCCCTCAATTCAATCAAATGATGAAAACTAACTTGGCTGTTAGGTTAATTCCTACCTTTGGTAAAAATTCACAGCAAAGCCCAGCCTTAATGGATTTAAAGAGTCAGGCGACTCAATCCCTATCCAACGCAAGCGCCAGAACGGCTGTTGTCAATAGAGTTAATTATCCTGATAGGCAGCCTGTGGGTTCAGGAAATAACTTTAGGTACGGTCAAAAATGGCGCAGGTTTTACAAACCAAAGCCAAACGCTCCAGTAAGCTGCACTACTGAACAACTTCAACTAAACGTTATTGATAGTTTTATAGCTTCATGGGCTAACTTTCTTGGGGAGGGTGAAACCATTACTAG